CGCAGCGTGCTGGCCGACAGCCCCTTCAAGGCCTACGGCGACGTGTTGGCGGTCAAGGCCGAAGAGGTCGAGATCGACGGCGAGAAGCGTCTGGCCCTGTTCGCCCAGATCGAGCCGACCGACGCCCTGATCGCCCTCAACAAGGCCAAGCAGAAGATCTACACCTCCATCGAGGTGGACCCGAAGTTCGCCGGTACCGGCAAGGCCTATCTGTCCGGCCTGGCGGTCACCGACTCCCCGGCCAGCATCGGCACCGAAGCCCTGCAGTTCTCCGCCAAGAACCCCACCGCCAGTCCCTTCGCCGGCCGCAAGCAGAATCCGGACTGCCTGTTCTCCGAGGCCGTCGAGGCCAACCTGGAGTTCGAGGAAGTCGAGGACAAGCCGGGAATCGGCGCGGCGCTGTTCGCCCGGGTGCAGGAACTGCTCAAGGGCGGCAAGGAGAAGACCGACGGCGAGTTCGCCCAGGTCGGCCAAGCCGTCGAGGCTATCGCCGAGCACGTCAAGCAGCAGGCCGAGGCCTTCGCCGTCGAGCAACAGACCACCGCCGCCCTGCGGGCCGAGCTGAACCAGGTCAAGGCCGACTTCACCGAGCTGAAGACCCGCCTCGGCACCACCCAGGACCACAAGCAGACGCAACGCCCGACGGCCACCGGCAGCAACGGCCGCATCGAAACCGACTGCTGATCCCCGCATTCACCGGAGCACCCCATGCGCAACGATACCCGCGAACTCTTCGACGCCTACCTGGGCCAGATCGCCAAACTGAACGGCGTGGCCGACGTCGGCCGCAAATTCACCGCGACTCCCGCCGTGGAGCAGCGGCTGGAAAACCGCATCCAGGAAACCAGCCAGTTCCTGACCATGATCAACATGATCGGCGTGCGTGAGCAGAAGGGCGAGAAGATCGGCCTCGGTATCTCCGGGCCGGTCGCCAGCACCACCAACACCGCCACCACCGACCGTGCCACCACCGACCTCAGCTCGCTCGACCCGCGCGGCTACGAGTGCGAGCAGACCAACTTCGACACCCACCTGACCTATGCGCGCCTCGACGCCTGGGCCAAGTTTCCCGATTTCCAGGCCCGCGTGCGCGACGCCATCGTCAAGCGCCAGGCCCTGGACCGCATCATGATCGGCTGGAACGGCACCTCCCACGCGGCGACCTCCAACCCGGCCACCAACCCGCTGCGCCAGGACGTCAACGTCGGCTGGCTGCAGAAGATGCGCACCGAGAACGCCGCCCGCGTGCTCGACGAGGTGGTCGCTGCCAGTGGCCAGGTCAAGATCGGTGCGACCGGCAACTACAAGAACCTCGATGCCCTGGTCTTCGACCTGGTCGGCGACATGCTCGAACCCTGGTACCAGGACGACACCGAACTGGTGGTCATCTGTGGTCGCCAGCTGCTGGCCGACAAGTACTTCCCGATCATCAACAAGGACCAGGCGCCCTCCGAGCAACTGGCCGCCGACGTGGTCACCAGCCAGAAGCGCATCGGCGGCCTGCCGGCCGTGCGCGTGCCGTACTTCCCGGCCGACGCCCTGCTGGTCACCCGCCTGGACAACCTGTCGATCTACTGGCAGGAGGCTACCCGCCGCCGCACCATCGTCGACAACGCCAAGCGCGACCGCATCGAGAACTTCGAGTCGGTCAACGACGCCTACGTCATCGAGGACCTCGGCTGCGCGGCGATGGCCGAAAACATCGTGCTGGTCTGAGGTGCGCCATGACCAGTCCTTGCCGTCGCCACTTCGAGAGGGTCCGGGCCGCCCAGGAGACCGCCGCCACCGCTCCCGGCCAGTCCATGGCCGGCGCGACCGCCTACGAGCTGCAATTGCTGCAGCTCGCCCAGGACCGTGCCCGGCTCAAGCAGATCCAGTCCGAGCAGGGCAAGGCCGAGCTGAAACGCCAGCTGCTGCCGGCCTACGCGCCCTACGTCGAGGGCGTGCTGTCCGCCGGGCTGGGCGCCCAGGATGAGGTGCTGACCACCCTGATGGTCTGGTGCATGGATGCCGGCGATTACCGGAGCGCCCTGGGCATCGCCGAGTACGTGCTACGCCACGGGCTGCTCATGCCCGACCGCTTCGCCCGCACCACCGGCTGCTTGGTCGCCGAGGAGGTGGCCAACGCCGCCCTCAAGGCCCAGAAGGCCGGCGGCACCTTCGACCTGGCGGTGCTCGAGCGCACTCAAACACTCACGGAGGGGCAGGACATGCCCGATGAGGCGCGCGCCAAGCTGCTGCTGGCCACCGGGCGCGCCACCCTCGACGGCGAGGCGCCTGGGCTGCCGCGCCTGCTGATCGGCATCGACCTGCTCAAGCGGGCCATCGATCTGCATAGCAGCTGCGGCGGCAAGAAGGACCTGGAGCGCGCCGAGCGCCTCCTGAAGAACATCGCGGCCCCGGAGGCTCCCGAGGCCTCCGCCGCCGCGGACTGAGCGTCCCCACGCGAACCCGGCGGCGCGGGGCCGATCCAGGCAGATTCCTGCCCCGGTGACGTCCCGCCCACCGCCGAACCTGGAGCACAGCATGAGCGGATTCATCGCCAACGGCGGCAGCACTGAGCCCGTTATCCTGGAAAACGACGGCTGGTTCCCGGACATCGACGCCGACCACCTACGCGCGGCCCTGCGCCTGGACAGCAGCATCACCGATGCCCGCCTCGAGGTCGCCGCGGTCAACGCCATCATCAGCGTCAACCGCGAACTCGCCACCTACAAATCCGGCGAGCAGGCCAACGGCCACGCGGCCCTGGTCGACGTGCCGGCCGTGACCATCAAGGGCGAAAGCGAACTCGTCCACCTCTACCGCCGCGCCGTCTACTGCACCGCCGGCGCCGAGCTAGCCGAGCGCTACCGCAGCTACGACGCCACCGCCGCCGGCAACCAGCGCGCCGACGACCTCACCCCCAGCATCGACGAATACCGCCGCGACGCCCGCTGGGCGATCCGCGATGTGCTCGGCAACGCGCATACCACCGTGGAGCTGATCTGATGGCCGCCGTCATCGCCCACCAGGGCGACACCGTCGACGCTCTCTGCTGGCGGCACTACGGCCGCACCGCCGGCGTGGTCGAGGCGGTGCTCGAGGCCAACCCGAGGCTGGCCGACCTCGGCCCGGTCCTGCCCCACGGCCAGCGGGTGACCCTGCCCGAGCAGGCACCGCAGCCACAAACCCAGACTGTCCAGCTATGGGACTGACCGCAACCAAGGAGCGCGGCATGGCCGACCAAAACCTGTTTCAAGCTGCCGCCATCGAAGCGGCAAAATCCGCCCCCCCTGTGGCGGTCACCAGCGCAGTGATCGCCGGCATGAGCATCAGCGATTGGGTCGCGATCCTGACCGGCATCTATGTGCTGCTGCAGATCGTGGTCCTGGTGCGCAAGCTGTTGCGCGAGCGCAAGGCCGAGCGCGCAGGAGTGGAACGGCAATGACCATGCAACGACGGTTGGCCATCGCTGCCGCCGGGGCGACCCTGAGCATTGCTTCGGTCGTCGTCGCCAATTTCGAGGGGCTACGCACCAAGGCTTACCGCGACCCGGTAGGCATCCCGACGATCTGCTACGGCCACACGGCTACGGCACGCATAGGGCAGAGCAGAAGTCAGGCCGAGTGCGACGCCTTGTTGCGTGGCGATCTTGGCGACGCCTTGGAGCAGGTCGACCGGCTGGTGACGGTGCCGCTGCCGGTGGAGCGCCGGGCGGCCCTGGCATCCTTCGCCTACAACGTGGGCTCCGAGAGGCTTTCCGGCTCGACGCTGCTGCGCAAGCTCAATGCCGGTGATGCGGCCGGTGCTTGCGCGGAGCTGTCCCGCTGGGTCTATGCCGGCGAGGAGAAACTGCCTGGCCTGGTCCAGCGCAGAGCCGCAGAGCGAGAGCTGTGCGAGGTGGGGCTGTGATCCGCCTGATGCTGTTGCTCGCCATGCTGGCCAGTCTCGCCCTCTATGCCTGGGGCGTCGCTCAGCAGCGCGACCGTGCCGAGGCTGCCGCGCAGCAGGCCACCGAGCAGCGCGACCAGCTTGCCCGCCAGACCACCACCCTGGCCGCCGACCTGGCCCAGGAGCGTGCCGCCCAGGCCGGGCTGCGCGCCACCCAGGACGACCTGCGCGCCGTGCTGGCCCGTCGGCAATCCCAGCTCGAGGAACTCAAACATGAAAACCAGGAACTGCGCGACTGGGCTGCTCGGCCTCTGCCTGACGCTGCCCGCCGGCTGCTCGAGCGTCCCGCCCTCACCGGTGCCGACGCTTACCGTGAACGCCTGCCCGGTGGTCGTGCCGTGCCGGCTGTCGCCGAGCAAGCCGCGCAATAACGGCGACCTGCTCGAGGTGCTCGAGCGCACCGAGGCCGCCTGGGCCGAGTGTGCCGCCCAGGTGGACATGGTCTATCG